ATGAGCCGCATCGTGGCGCGGTTATGGCTAAACAGTCTGACTACGAGATGATTGAAGTCATACCTGTTAGTGACCCGAACAACACAACCATGGCGCAACGCGTTGTACAGTACCAGACTGTCCTCCAGATGGCATCACAAGCACCACAGATATACGACCTGCCACAGCTACACAGGCAGATGATAGATGTAATAGGCATTAAGAACTCTGAAAAAATAATACCTACGTCGGAAGACGCTACACCTAAAGATCCTATAAGTGAAAACATGGCGTTTTTGACTAATAAACCTGTAAAGGCGTTTATCTATCAAGACCATGAAGCGCACATAGCGGCGCACAAGGCGTTTATAGAAGACCCTACAATAGCCGCCGCTATAGGCCAAAACCCACAGGCAAAGCAGATTATGGCCGCAGTGCAGGCACATATAGCCGAACACATGGGCTTCTTATACAGAAAACAAATGGAAGAGAAGTTGGGTGTTACGTTACCGCCGCCAGATGTTGAGTTACCAGAAGAAATAGAAGTAAATCTAGCGCGTATGGTTGCCGAAGGTGGTAAACAGCTTAAAGAACAACACAAGCAAGAAGCCGCACAAAAACAATCGCAACAGCAAGCCAAAGATCCTGTGTTTCAGCTACAACAGCAAGAAATGCAAGTTAAGCAACAAGAAGTACAGCGTAAGGCTCAGAAAGATCAGATGGACGCGCAAGCTAAACAAGCTGAAGCACAACGCAAGGCTATGAAAGATCAAACTGACGCACAACTTGCACAGCAAAAACTACAGTTGGAAGCACAGCTTGCTCAGATGAAGATGAAAATAGAACAAGCGGAGTTAGAGCTAGACGAGCGCAAAGCGGGGGCTAAACAAGCCGCTGATCGCCGCAAAGACAACACTAGACTAGACCTCGACCTTCTAAACATACAGCAAAACGCCCAAAATAAAAAAGGTGACAAATAATGGCTAAAACCGTCTTTGACGTGCTGAAAGATAAAATCATAGAGGATAAAGCCTCCGTGCAAGAATTTCTTAGTGGAGGTGGGGCTAACAGCTACGCCGAATACCGAGAATTAACAGGTAAAATCCGAGGATACGACGCCTGTCTAAACCATGTCGATGACCTCGCTAAAAACTATCTGGAAGATGACGATGACTGAACCAATCCTCGCTGTGCCTGAGCACATACGAAAAGAGCAAGAAGAAGCTACTTTTGAAGCGCAATTGCCAAAACCTGTAGGCTATCGTGTGTTAGTAGCCCTGCCTGAAGTAGAAGAAGAGTACGAAGGTGGGATTATTAAAGCTGAAAGCGTACGCAAACGTGAATACATTATGTCCATTATGGGTATTGTCTTAGACATGGGTGACCAATGTTATACAGACAAAGACCGATTTAGTGGGGAGCCGTGGTGCAAAGTCGGCGATTATGTAATGTTTCGGATGAACACGGGCACTCGTTTTACCGTCAGTGGTAAAGAGTACCGTTTAATGAACGATGATTCCATTGAGGCAGTAATAGCTGATCCTCGTGGTATCACGCACGCGTGAGGTGAGTCATGGGATTTGAAGAAGTAACATACAAGTTTCCACATGAAAATGACGAAAACGAAATAGAAGTAGAAGGTACTGGGGCTGTGGAAATAGACCTAAGTGGTAAGAAAACCGCTGAAGAGTACGCTAAAGAGCAAGAGCCAGAAGTTGAAGTTGAGGAAGAAGATGACCTTGACATTGAAATTGTTGATGATACGCCAAAAGCGGATCAAGGACGACAAGCGTCTGAGCCTCCAGAAGAGGTAACTGACGAAGAACTTGAAGGTTATTCTTCTAAAGTTAAAAAACGTATAAATAAGATACAAAAAGGCTATCACGATGAGCGACGTGCCAAAGAAGCGGCGGCTCGTGAGCGTGAAGAAGCTATACGTGTTGCTCAACAATTAGCCGAAGAAAACAAAGCACTAAAAGGCGATGTCAACAAGAATCGTGAGGCTTTGTTGGAACAAGCTAAACGCCAATCTGCTATTGAAGTGTTGTCTGCGAAGAATGCGTATAAGAAAGCGTATGAAGAAGGTGACTCTGAAAAAGTCATGGAAGCGCAAGAAAAACTCACTGCCGCTAACATGAAAGCAGAAAAAGTAAAGAATTTTAAGGTAGAGCCTTTACAAGAGGACGAACCTAGTGTAACAATACCTGATAACACCTCAGCACCTGCTGTAGATCAGAAAGCTACGTCTTGGCAAGAAAACAACCGATGGTTCGGCCAAGACGACGAAATGACCAGTTTAGCGCTTGGGTATCATACTAAACTAGTAAAAGAGGGTTTCGACCCCACTAGCGATGAATATTACGAGAAAATTGATTCTCGTATGCGACAAATCTTCCCCGATAACTTCGAGGATGCACCGAAAAAGAAACGAGCCAATGTAGTTGCACCCGCTACGCGGAGCACAGCCCCTAAAAAGGTCACATTAACGCAAACACAAGTACGGCTTGCCAATCGTTTGGGATTAACAAACGAACAATACGCTAGGCAACTAGTAGAAGAAATGAGGAAATCATAATGGCTGATAATAGAATCAAGCGCGAACAGGAAACCCGTGAGAAAACTGTGGCTACAAGACAGTGGGAGCAACCCGATGTCTTACCTATGCCCAACCCCGAACCGGGGTACGACTTTAAGTGGGTACGCCTTAGTACGTTAGGAACTACGGACGCCAGAAACATTTCTTCGAGCTTGCGTGAAGGTTGGGTTCCTGTGAAAGCAGTTGACCACCCTGAAATCATGTTGGTTACTGTCGAGAACGAAAAGTTCGCAGACAACGTAGTAATTGGCGGGTTAATGCTCTGTAAGATACCAACAGAAATGATGGATCAACGCAGAGAACACTTTGCAAATGTTACGAAAAACCAGATGGATGCGGTAGATAACAACCTGATGCGTGAAAATGATCCGAGAATGCCTATCTTTAACGATAGGAAATCGAATGTTACCTTTGGAAAAGGGTGACTTAACTAAAATTTAGAGGTGATCTAAAATGGCTACTACAGCTTCCCCATACGGGTTAGTACCCGTAAAGAACGCTGACGGCTCACCATATACTGGTGCGCGGGACGCATTTCGAATTGCTTCAGGGCTAGCTAATAACATTGGCTTTGGCTCTGTAGTAAAACTACATGCTGGTAGGATTGAAATAGCTACTGGTACAGGCGCAGATGAAGGTGCTAATAACCTCGCTGTTAACACTGGCGGTGCAATTGGTGTATTTGTCGGTTGTGAGTACATAAATGGCCAAGGACAGTTGATCTTCGATCAACATTTCCCTACGGGCACAACTGCTCCAACAGGCACTATAATTACTGCTTACGTTGTAACAGACCCCGGTGTAACTTTCATGGCGCAATCAACAGGCGCTATTGATGATGATGTTATTGGGCAAAACGTAACGTTTTCTGCGGCACAAGACCCAACAAGCTCGGTAAATACCACTACTGGTAAATCTAACATGGCGATAGGTGCGGCGGCAACAGGCACTAAAGCGTTTAAGATTGTTGGTTTATCTGATCGTCCCGGGTCAACCGCTGGTGATGCAAAAACCGATTGTTTAATTAAGTTTAACCCCGCTTACCATCAGTTTGGTACTGGCGTAGTTGGCGAATCTTAGGAGATATAACTCATGGCTATTTCACGATCCCAACTCCTGAAGGAGTTATTACCCGGCCTTAACGCCTTATTTGGTTTAGAATACGCCAAGTATGGTGAAGAGCATAAAGAAATCTTTGAAACAGAGACTTCTGATCGCTCGTTTGAGGAAGAAACTAAACTGTCAGGCTTCGGTGCGGCAGGTACTAAAGCGGAAGGCGCGGCAATCGAATACGATACAGCGCAAGAAGCATGGACTGCACGCTACACGCACGAAACTGTTGCTATGGGTTTCTCAATCACTGAAGAAGCGATTGAAGATAACTTGTATGACTCTTTATCGGGTCGATACACCAAAGCATTAGCTCGCGCTATGGCGTACACCAAGCAGGTTAAAGCCGCTAATATCTTAAACACTGCGTTTACCCAAACTTACGGTGATGGCGAGTCTCTTATAGGCGACAACCACCCACTAGTAAATGGCGGTAAAAACTCAAACTTGCTTGGTAACGTTGATCTTAACGAAACCTCGCTTGAGAATGCAGTTATTCAGATTGGCAAATGGACTGACGAGCGCGGCTTGTTGATCTCTGCCCGACCCAAAAAACTCATTATCCCATCTGATTTGCAATTCGTTGCAACTCGTTTGTTGGAAACTGAGGGTCGTGTAGGTACAGCAGACAACGATCTCAACACTATTAAAACTAATGGTGTAGTTCCAGAAGGCTATACAATCAACCATTACCTGACTAACACAGGCAACTGGTTTCTCACCACTGACATTCCAAATGGCTTAAAGCACTTTACTCGTGCCAAGATGACCACTGGAATGGACGCGGATTTTGACACTGGCAACAGTCGTTATAAAGCCCGTGAGCGATATTCTTTTGGTGTCTCTGACCCATTAGCTATCACAGGTGCTGGTTCTTAATTGACCAGAAAAGAAAGATTGAGAGGGAGCCTTGCGCTCCCTTTCTTTTTGGTATACGCTTGACCTGTCCCTGACTACCAATCACAATTCCGTGGGTAGACACTAGCCAAGACAGGAGAACAACATGGCGAATACAACTTTTCAAGGGCCAGTCCGCTCGGAAAATGGCTTTACTAGTATTACAAAAAACAGCACTACTGGTGCTATCACTATCCGACCACAAAAACCTTCTTTAGCAGGTCAAGCAGATACGCTTAAAAATACTGCTGGTACTGTAACTTACCTAGCAGGTTTGAACCGTTGTAACTTTACTGGTGCGGCGGCGCAGGTTACTACATTACCGGCGGCTACTTTAGGTACTATTTGTACACACGTACAGACTGTAGACACCGCAGGTGGCACTAACACTCTACGTTTTGATTGTGCTGGTACTGATACATTTGAAGCAGGACAAGTAATTGAAAGCCGAGGCAGTAGTGCAGTGACTTTTGATACTTCTGTTGCCACAGACACTAAAATTACTTTTACCCCAGCAAATGCCGCTACTAACTTAATGAGTATTGGTTCTTACATCTATTTTGTCTGCTATACA